TGAATCATTTGATTACGATTAAACTTCTTGATTATTTCTAAGCCTGGTCCCTCAACATTCTCAATCATCGCGCCATAAATTAATGGGAAGTAAGGCGAAGTACTTTCTGTGTTCTTGATCATCTCACTCAACACATCAACAGTCTCACGTTTACGAGTAGCAAACGATGCACCAACATCAACAGTGACTTCTAATTTCATTGCGGAAACATCGTTGATACGAACAAATCTGTCGTACTTTGGATGCAACACATATTCTTTAAGCAAAACAGTTTTATCTGAGCCATCAAGGTTTGCTACCTTAGTGAATCGCTCATCATCATAAACTTCTGATGCCATGCCCAAATAAATCTCACCAATATTTTTAAAGAACTGAACAACATTGTCTCTAAGAATACCTGTCTGCAAATCAACTTGACCAAGCACAGCATTGATTGCCTTACCACTTGCATTAGGATCAATTACGTCTTGAGGCATTCCACCTGTCGTGCTTTGGATAAAACCTTCTGAGGCTTGCATTAACAAACTGGTATTAGGATCGACTGCTGCTGGCTGAACATGCTGGATCGGACCTAATGGAAGAGGCTGACCTTGATCATCAACAGAATTTAAAAGCGTATAGGCATGCTTACCAAGATGTTGCTCTGCCCATCTCTGCTCATGACCAGCAACCTGTTCTGGTGTTAGGATCGGCATAGACTTGGGAGATGTCGCTGCATTCTCAGCCATGTTAGAAATTGCCATGTTAAGCAATCGCTGTGCATCCTTCTGCTTTTCGACCAGACCAAAATAATACTGCTGTCCATCGGTATAAGATCCATAACCAAAACAAGTAGCGATAGGCAGCATGTTGCCGGCTATTCTCTTTGGCTTGGAAAGGAAGCCACCACCATACAAAATAGATTTCTCTACAGTCTTTCGGACAATCCTTCGCTCACTGGTTTTTTTGTAACCAGCATCACTCATTTCAATAATTAGATCTTCATCGAGATCAGACTTATAAACTGTTTTCTTCTCGCCAGTGTCACCATACACATAACGATAAGCCATCTCGCGCTTCTTCTTAATCTCATAGTACTCAGTGACAAAAACTAATCGCAAGTCATCGAGATTAAATATGCTTCGGTTCTGCGGAATAAAAAATGAAGACATATCCTTATCTGGATAAGCGATATTAAAAGCGTCTTCGGAATAAGTGATAACCAACGCAACCCATTCAGCGTCTGACTTATCAACTTTCTTAGCATTTGGATCCCAAACTAAAGTGTTATAGGAATTATGGATAGGCTCAATTTTAATATGCTGCGCCATGTTGTCAGGATCATCAGGCACAAGATAATCGGTAATAAGTTTTACTGCACCGATACCACCTTTGGACATTTCTTGTACGGCATTGTCTGTTGACTGAACACCATTACACTTTCGGTAATCCTTTCTAAATAATCCGTTTAATAATTCAGCGTCATCTTCACTGGTAGCAGAATCGTCAGAGCGATACTTAACTGTCACTCGACCTTCGCGCCATTCGGTATTAAATTTATTTACTGCAAGAGATGTCTTATCGAATTCCATTCTTGGACGATTAGCAAATTGTTGCTTAACCCATCCTTCCCATTGGGCGCCAGGCACATCAACAAAACGCATTGATTCATTTGCCTGATCCCTTTGCTGTTCTTGAAGATTCCATCCTTCGGAAACTTTCTCTAAAACTCGACCATACTTTGCGCTATCAGCGTCAGACATTCTATCCAAAATGATTCACCATCGGTACGTCTTTTACGACTACCTGTTTTTTTGGTTTAGGTGACAGCATTGCCATCATCATTGCGTCTGCCATGTTAGGCGATTTGATCTCAAGCTTTATCATCTCAGGTTTGCTTAGTATTTGGATGCGACCATTCCCGTTATTAGGCTTCTTGGGAACCTTGCAAACCTCTTTTCTGATCTGTTTAAGCTTGGGTATTTCCGATGATATACTAATCATAGTATCTGGATCAACATATTCCCCTTTCACAACTGATCGATAAGTGTTAAAGAACCGATCACGAAGCAGCCAATAATACTGAGCTCTCTTATTTCGGAAGGTATCTTTATTCGATTTCGAATTGGCTTTAGTGTCATCATCATGCGGCATATACAAGGCATCAGGAAAGTCAGCAGTCTCTGAGCCTTTAAACATGGGCGCATCAATGCGTTTACCTTGAAAAGCCTGCTGAACTTGAAGCTTGCCACCAACACCCATTCCATCACAATCCCAAGTAAAAACATCAGTTTGGCAATCAAGTGCTTTTTGCAATCCCCAAGTAAATCCATCAATAAAATCGCCATCCTTCTTGCAATCAATATCCAGAAACACTGAACCATGACGCATCGCATAGCCTTTGGCATCGGCACCTTCGTCTGCTGGATCATAGCCGACAACCTTTTGGCCCACTGGAGCAAACGTCCTGCCGGGCAATAGGTGAGCATCGATGGCGGCATTAAACCAAGACTGTTTGATTATGGAGCCAGAAACTGAATCGTTATAAGCACCACCCCAAACATTTTCATATTCTTCTTCGTCCATGTTTTCCAAGTCATCGAGTCTTTCCATCTCCAGCTCTGGTGGAAACCAGGGGTTATCCTCCCAATTCACCTCAACGATCATGCACATATCATCTTCGTAATAGCCTGTTTCCGCTAAGGTTTCTTCTGCTCTGGCTAAATATTTTTTGGCTACAGCATCGTCCTGACTACCTCGGTTCATGGTAATCCAGATCTCTGGTGGATCTTCTCCTGTTTCATTAGCCGCAGCACTGGAGCGAATCGAAGGAGTTAATATTTTCAGTGAGTTATGAGATACCGACTCGCCTTCTTCAATCCATAATTTATTAACACCAGCAATAGATTTCAGCGATGTGATATTCCGAGCCAATCCTTTGTAGAATAATTCGCCACCGCTATCGCTCCTAATCTTGTTGGCTTGAACATCAAATCCTTCGATGCCTAATCGCTCAATCTCCTCTTTTAATGACTGGTGTACGCTATCGTCAATTGAATTTTGGAACTCGCGTGAACAACAAACTCTGCTTCCTTTGTCTGCAAACATCAGCATGATATCACTCACACCAATGGACTTAGCCGATCCGCGAGAGCCAACAGCTATCTTGACTCGTTTAGGTTTGGACAGCAGCCAGGATATTTTCTCGACTATTCGCAGATCAATGTGATTAGTTTCTTGCATACATAGATTCGTACATTTTATGAACAGCAGAGCCAATCGTAGTCTTGATAACTTTAGGCATTCCTGTGCTTGGATCTCTAAGACCAGTGATTATCGCCATCTCATTGGTAAAAGTGTACAACTGGTCCCATTTTTTAGTTTTGTGATTAAATCTGAATTTAGGTTTCGGCATCAGCTTTTCCTTTGTTAGTGCTAACAGTAGCAGGCGAGATATTAAGATGAGTACCATGGGTATCCGTAACAGTAAAGGTCTGTAGCTCTGGCTTGGCTTTTCTGTCCTTAAAAAAGACAGACAGAATGGAATGCAGCAATGGATATTTGGCCCACCACTTCAATGAAAGCACCTCAAGCTGGATTTTATCGCCTACCTGCAATTGATCACTCATCGTCTTTGCCTTTTTTTGTGCTGACAGGATGAATATGCCAATCGTTCTTAATACGCTTCCCACCAGACGTTACATCGGTTTCAATTTTATCCGATAGCTTTAGATCTCTTGCCAGGATAGATGGGTTTAACAAGCCAGCAGAAGCTCCTGTGAGCTTATAATCGTACATTGTCTTCTCGACATACTCAGTGACTGCCAGAAATGCTTCGTCATCACAGTATTTTTTCCATGTTGTACGGACGATACCCAGGAAAACACATAGCCCTTGAATGCTCATTGTTCTCATCTTCTCGACTTCAATGAAAGTAGGCTGACCTTGAAACGATATGACTTGCTGTTCAAGTAAGGGAGTACTCACTATGTGGTCAAAGTACTCTTCACAGGCTTCTCGTAGAACCTCTGGATCTTCCCAAATAGGAGATCTGCCATGCTTTGGCTTGAGCTTCCAGAACTGATTGCCTTTAGGTGCAGCCATGTGGGATCTCCAGTGTTAGTGGGTATTAACTTACGCTTTAGCGTAGATGGTGTGCAGTGGATGACATTATAGCAATTATTTCATAAAAAACACCAAATAAAGTACACATTATATTTAATATGGTGTACACTGTGTTTATACCAACTAAGGAGAAA